GGGTTCAAAGTTACGGCAAAGTACGGAAAAAATTACAACAATTTAAAATAAGTTATGATCAATACACATTCACACATTCCCTCACATATTTATTTGCAAGCATCATACGAAAGTTCGTATGAATATTCAGATTATATGAACAAATTATTCTGTACATTCTCTAGTAAAGAGGATTTGGACACTACATTAGCTACTATACAAGGTCAATATAAAATTTTATTTAACAAGATCTTTATTTTATACATTAAATCAACTGAAGAATACGTGTTTACTTACAACGTAGATTCAGTAAACATGTCTAATACTCTATTAGATAATACGATTTTACTTCATAGGAAGAAAGAATCAAACACTCTTTATACTATCAACGCATTAAATGACTTAATTAAGTCTTTAAACGGGGGAGTATTAAACAACACCTTTCCAATTGATTGGAAAGAGTATCAAAACTGTATCTTGTTAACACATTCTGGTGACTTGAAAAAATTAGATACAAAAATCTACAAAATAATTACACTATAACTTGGATACCCAAGATATTTTTATTACATTACGCATACAATAAGTTTTAACATTAAAATCAAACAGTTATGAATTTGAATCTAATTCAAAGTAAATTAAGCGAGATGAACACTCCTAAGGGAGGATCTCAAAAAGCAAATGAAAAAGCATTAAGCTTTTGGAAACCTACAATTGGTAAGGCCTTAGTAAGGTTTGTACCATCAAACAGAAATCCTGAAAACCCATTTACGGAATTATACTTCCACTATGGTATAGGAAAAAGAACAATTATTTCACCAACAAACTTCGGTGAGAAAGACCCAATTATCGAATTCTCTAAAGAATTACGTAAAACCAAAGAACCTGAAAACTGGAAAATGGCTAAGAAATTAGAGCCTAAAATGAGAGTTTTCGCTCCTGTTATTGTAAGAGGTGAAGAAGAAAAAGGTGTACGTCTTTGGGAATTTGGAAAAGAAATTTACCAAGCTCTATTATCACTTGCTGCAGACGAAGATGTAGGAGATTTTACAGACATCATGGAAGGTAGAGACATGAAAATTGAAACAGTAGGACCAGATACTACAGGTACTGCTTACAACAAATCTACAGTTTTACCAGCAATGAAAACTACTCAGTTGAGTTCAAACAACACTGAAGTAGAAAAATGGTTAGAAACACAACCAGATCCTGCTTCATTCTCTAAAAGATATACTTTTGAAGAGATTAAACAATTTTTAGTTGAGTTTTTAAATCCTGAAGAAGAAACTGCTGCCCCACAAAGTGCTGGAGATGAATTTTTAGCATTACCTAAAACACAAGCTGCACCTGCAGTAGTACCTCAAGCTAATAAAGCATTTGCTTTAAAACCTAAAGAAACAATCGCTGACGACGAATTCGAAGATTTATTTAAATAATCTATGGCTAAACAAAAAACAGATAGCCTTTCCGGTAAAGTCGGAAAGGCCATTACTGGAACATTCTCCTTAGATAAGTTTAAGGCCGGTAAGAATTTAGGACAAAGTTCATCTAATTTTAAACCACAAGCGTGGATTAAATTTTCTGAACCTGTTTCTGAAATGTTAGAGATGCCTGGTATCCCTAAAGGTCATATTACATTAGTAAGAGGACATAGTAATACAGGTAAAACTACATTATTAATTGAAGCCGCTATTGAAGCTCAAAAAACTGGAGTATTACCAATCATTATCATTACTGAGATGAAACATAGTTGGGAACACTGGTCAGCAATGGGATTTGATTTAGGTGAAACTATTGATGAAAATGGTAATAAAGATTATAAAGGTTTCTTTATTTATGCAGATAGAGAATCTTTACAATGTATTGAAGATGTAGCTGCTTTTATTGCGGATCTATTAGACGAGCAAAAGAAAGGTAATCTACCTTATGATCTATTATTTTTATGGGATTCAATTGGATCTATTCCATGTAGAATGAGTATTGAGAAAAATACTAACTCACCAATGTGGAATGCTGGAGCAATGTCTCAACAATTTGCTAACTTTATCAATCAAAGATTGATTATGTCTCGTAAAGAATCACAAGCTTATACCAACACTATGCTTTGTGTAAATAAAGTATGGGTAGAACCAGCACTTATGCCGATGGCCCAGCCAAAATTACGGAATAAAGGTGGTGATAGTATGTTTTTCGATGCCTCATTTATCATAACATTTGGTAACGTAACTAGTCCTGGTACTCAAAAAGTAAAAGCAACTAAAAACGGTAAGGAAATTGAATTTGCTCTTAAAACTAAAGTATCTTGTGATAAAAATCACGTAACAGGTGTAACAGCCAAAGGTACTATTGTAAGTACAGCTCACGGGTTTATTAAAAATTCACCTAATGAGATAAACAAATACAAAAAAGAACATTCCAAAGACTGGTCAATTATTTTAGGAAGTGATGATTTTGATATTATTGAAGAAGAAAATCCAGATTTTGTAGGAATAGATACATCAGAAATATAAAATGAGTTATAAAGATCTTTTAGACAATATTAAAGAAGATTCTTCTACTGAAACCCTGCATTTAAACAGCAGGGTTTTATTAGTGGATAGTATGAATATGTTCCTTCGTAGTTTTGCTGTCATTGGTAGCACAAATACTCAAGGTACTCACATTGGGGGTATGATAGGTTTCTTAAGATCACTAGCCTATACAGTAAATTTAGTACAACCTACAAGAGTAATTTGTATTTTTGATGGGCAAGGTAACACTACTAATAGGAAAAATCTGTATCCTGAATATAAAGGGAATAGAAAACTAAAACGTATTACCAATTGGAACTCATTTGATGATTTAGCTGATGAATCAGCTTCAATGTCTCAACAAATGACAAGATTAGTTGATTACCTAAAACAATTACCTATATCAGTTATGACTTTAGATAAACTAGAGGCAGATGATATGATTGGTTACTTAGCTCCTAAATTTGATAGTTCAGTCATTGTATCAGCAGATCAAGATTTCCTTCAATTATGTAGTGATACAATTCAAGTGTACTCACCTATTAAGAAGAAATTTTATGGTCCAAAAGAAGTATATGACGAGATGGGTCTTTGGCCTCAAAATTATATCAATTATAAGGTATTAATGGGTGATAAATCCGATAATGTTCCTGGTATTAAAGGATTAGGTGATAAGAAATTACAAAAACTCTACCCTGAAATTTATGGTGAACCTCAAGTATCATTAAAAGAAATTGTACAAAAGAGTTACGATAAACACGAAGAACATGGTCTATATGGTGATATCTATAATTTTAGAAAACAACTAGAAATCAACTTCAGATTAATGACATTAGAAGAATTAAACATTCCAGAATACGATCAAGTTGTATTAGATGAACTTGTTGAATCTGAACCATTCACTCTAAATAATCCAAGATTTTTACAATTACATAAAAGTGATTTACTAGAAAGACAAATATCTCCCAACGTAGAATTTTGGTTAGCGAATAATTTTTCGTATCTTACTCAATATAAACACAAAAAATAAAAGTTATATAAATGGTTGCATTTGCTAGTTTAAAGGATTACGGTCCTACATTTCAAGTTAAGGTTATAAGTTCCTTGTTAAAAAACAAAGCTTTCTTACTGAACGTAAGAGACATACTAGATGATGCTTATTTTGAACACCCTGGTCATAAATGGGTTATTGATGAGACCTTAAAATACTTTGATAAGTACCATACAACCCCAACATTAGATACATTAAAAATTGAAATTAAAAAAATCGATAATGATGTATTACAAACAGCAGTAAAAGAGCAATTAAAATTAGTTTATACAACTCAATATGACGATCAAGAATATGTTGAGGAAGAATTTGCTAATTTTTGTAAAAACCAATTACTAAAAAATGCCTTAATCGATTCAGTAGATTTACTAAAAAGTGGTCACTATGATGACATTAGAATCTTAATTGATAATGCCTTAAAAGCAGGTTTAGATAAGAATTTAGGTCACGAATACGTAAAAGATTTAGAATCACGTTATAGAGAATCAAGTAGAAAAGTAGTACCTACTCCTTGGGATGTATTAAATACTTTACTTCAAGGTGGATTAGGGGGTGGAGATTACGGTTTAATTTATGGTGGACCTGGTGGTGGTAAATCTTGGGATTTAGTTGCATTAGGAGCATTTGCTGGTAAATTAGGTTATAAAGTGATACACTACACTTTAGAATTAGGTGAAGATTATGTTGGTAGAAGATATGATGCCTACTATACAGGAATAAATGTATCTGATATTCACAATTACCAAGACAAACTTAAAGAAATGGTTGGTGAATTTGAACACAACATCATCATTAAAGAATACCCAGCTAAAGGAGCTTCATTAACTACAATCAAATCTCACTATCAAAAGACAGCAGATTTAGGTTTTAAAGCAGATTTAATCTTAATTGATTATGTGGATTTATTAAAACCACCTTCAAGACGTAAAGAACGAAAAGAAGAAATTGATGATTTACATTATGGAACCAAAGGTTTAGCAAAAGAATTAAACATTCCAATTTGGTCTGTTTCACAAGTAAACAGAGCAGGTGCCAAAGATGAAATTGTAGAAGGTGATAAATCAGCAGGTTCATATGAAAAACAAGCCATTGTGGATTTTGGAATGTCACAATCTAGATTAAAAACTGACAAAGTAAACGGTACAGGAAGGTGGCATATTCAAAAGAATCGTTACGGTCCTGACGGAATGTCATATAACGTTAATATTGATACTTCTTGTGGTCATGTTGAAGTATTAGGAGAGTATGATGATACTGAGGATTATAAAAACCAACAAGCTCCACAAACAAATACCTTTGGAGGTATATCAAATACTGAAAAAGGTAATCTCAAAAATCTATTTCAAAACTTTAGCTTAGAGAATAAACAATAATATTTATAGACCCGTTTTTAAAATTTAAAAC